TTCTTTCTAGCATTGGATCAGTGACTCCAAACGCTTCCATGTTGGGAGCGAATGTCTACAACATCTTTTGTGTAGGTTTAGAAGCGTATGCTTGCATCGAACAAGATGGATATAGCGCTCAGTTTATCTATCGACCACCTATCTACGATTCACCATTAGCTCTCAATGCTTCTGTGGGTTGGAAGATGGCGCAAGTGCCTAGAATAACCAATGATGCGTGGGTTATCAATCTCCGCACCACACTAGCGTAAGGGGTATATTATGACTTTATCAACCAATCAATCAATCCTCCGAGGTACCTTTACTTCAGATGGAGCGTCCCAGACAGTAACCCTTCCTTGGCTTCCACATAGATTCGAATTGATTAATACTACGATGTTCGGATCTGTCAATGTTACCACTCCTGTTATTACGGCAGAGTGGCGACAGGGAATGGTACAAAATAGTGTGCTTACGGGTCGCAAAACAAGTAATGCAGCTACTCTGGATCTTTTTGAGATGAATGTGACGGAGGGAGTGGTCACTATAGACACTTCTATCCAAACGCCAGAAGCGCCTCAACTCGGCACCTCCGTTTCGACGGCAGCTGCTGCTGTAGTGACTATGGTTGGCCCTCACGGGTACCTTATAGGAGATAGAGTGCGCTTGACAAATACTACAAGCATGCTCCAAATCGGCGGAATGGAATTCACTATAACAGATGTACCGAGCCCAACTACCTTCACGCTTGCTACTTTGAACACAAGCTCTTTCACAGCCCCAGCTACAGCTGTGACAGTCCGAAGGATCCCTGCTCCCATCTATAACCCGCGCTATCTTTGGTTAACTTCCATGGTCCAAGGAAGCACCACAGCAGTTCAGGTGAGCACTACAGGCCCCTCTTTCTTAGAGCCCGGCCAGGTTGTCACCATTAAAGTGCCTGATGCTTTTGGAATGGTAGAAGCCGATGGGCTTAGCGCAGAAGTTATTAGTATCATCGATACCCTTGGTATTGCGGTGCTTGATTTAGACAGTAGTTCATTCACTAACTTTACATTTCCACCATCTGCAGAAGCTGCTGCGGGAGTGGACTTTCCATTGTTAGTTCCTTTTGGAAATGAATTGTTGAGCCCCGGAGTCAATGTGCTCGATAACCAATCAACTTTCGAAGTTCGATTGGGAACCAATGCTATTGGCGAGGTAGATCAGGTGATGGAATGGATTGCAACCCGTTCTCTTACTTTTTAATTAATTAAAGGTGGGGGTTTCGGCCCCCTCTTTTTAAAAGACCCTTATTTTTAAAAAACACAAGGGAAAGGAAATTTATGGCAGCTACGGCAAAAATGAAGTCTCAAGAATCTAAAGCCTCAACACGACCAACTAAAATAAGCGAAAAGCTTCTGAAGTTCATGAAAGAAGAATGTGTTCTTGTAAAAGGGATCTTCAAGAATTATGAATGTCCAGGAGCCACAGTCCCTTTCACTCAGAGCAAATATCCTTATCATCCCGAGATAAATAAACATCATATTTTCCAGACTGTGATGACAGATGGCGAAGAATATGAAATCCCATTATGGGTAGCTCGTTGGTTAAACGGTACCGACGTTACCGCAGTAGAATGTGATGGCAAGATTGGATCATGCTCTTACCCAAAGCATACGTTTAGCAAAGCAGAAGACGGCGTTACGCCGATTTCGATGCCAGGAAAAAGAGTAGACCGTTACGGATTCCAGTCTTTGGCGTTCGGGGGATAGGGGTAACAAATGTCCCTCCCAGCTAGATTTACCCCTGTGAGGCGAGAAATCTCAAATGTTACACAAGCTCGAAGGGCTGTGGTTACGACGACTGAAAGTCATGGGTACAATTCTAACGAATGGGTACGTATTATCGTGCCTATTAGTTTTGGAATGGACCTTTCTTATATTGCGACACTTATAGAAGTTACTTCTCCTACGCAATTCGTAACCAATATTGATACGACCGCGCAGCTTCCTTTCTTGACTCCTACGGCTCCTCCAGCTTTTACGACATCCCAGGCCGTCCCAATTTCGCAACTCGTGGATAATGAAGACAGATGACATTAAGCACAGCCCAACAATTAAGCACCCTTTCCAGAATCCGCACCAAAGTGCGCCGGTTAACCGCATCTCCCTCGGAGTCCCAGTTAAAGACCTCTGAAATTGACAACTACATTAATACATTTTATTTGTTTGATGTGCCGGAATCTATCCGACTGTTTAATCTACGAGACGAATTCGATTTCTACACTGATCCCAATGTGGATGCTTACCCTTTTCCGCGAAATGAGTTCTTTAATATTTATCAGCCCATTTATATAGCCGGCTATCAGTCTTTTTATACGCAGAGTCGCGAACAGTTCTTTCGTATTTATCCGCAGCTTGAATTTGATCAAGATGTGGCCAGAGGTGATGGAGTTACAACAATATTTTCGTTTATCCTCAACAACAGGCCCGTTCTGAGGGGATATACGTATGCTCCTGATCCTACTATCTTTTCTAGAGTCTTTGTGGCTTTTCCGGATGCAACTGGTAATTCCATAATAGCGCGTGATGATGGAGTGGGAGGATTTATTAGTGAAGATGGTACAACGCCAATTGCAGGAACTATCGACTATACCACTGGAATCGTAACGGATCTAGACTTCGATGGAGATATTCCGCCCGCAAACAGTGTGGTGAATGCTCAATATGTTTCTTATGCGGCGTCTCGACCTGAAGCTCTTCTATTTTATGCAGACACCTTTTTCTTACGACCCGTTCCAGACAAAGCCTACAAAGTTACCATGGAAGTTCTTAAGCAGCCGACAATTCTTTTGGCAGATCCCAATGCCGATCTAATCAATCCTCAATTAGAAGAGTGGTGGCAGTATTTAGCATATGGTGGTAGCCTTAAGGTGTTACAGGATCGTCAAGACAACACGAGCATTGAAAATATAATGCCAGAATTCAAAAATCAAGAACGACTAGCATTGCGGAGAACAACCCAACAGTTGGCTCAGGAACGCAGCGCTACTATATTTACGGAACAGGTAACATTTCCGTATGGTAATCAGTTCAACCGCTTCTAGCGTGTATTGTGCTTAAACCTTCTTCCTTCGGAATCTACAAAGATAATATGAATGATATGATCGCCAAAAGCAGTCAGAATTATGATTTTCGCTCTAGAAAAATTTCTCTATCAGAACATCATATAATTTTCAAATTAAGAAGGTCGTTCCCTCTATTATATCTCATATCTTGAACGGCAAGCACTGGAAACACATCGCTTGCGCCGAACCCTCCTAACCCTTAAAGTAAAAGAAAAACTTTAAGGTCTTTTCCATGACATTTTCGCCCGATATACCGCAGAGCGGAGACATCATCGCAGAGTCTCAACCGCTGCTTCTCATCAACAATCAGCAACTCAATGCTGTCTATGGAGATAATCATTACGCGTTCGATGATAATACGCCGCAAGCTCGCAAACACAGAAAAGTGGAACTTCCCGTTCTCACCACCCCTCCCGTTCCATTGGCGAGCGAAGGTGTGGCTTTCACAAAGACAGATGGTGTTCAATCCATTCCATATTATAGAAAGGACACAAGCACTCTTAATTTCCCCGTCCTCCCCGTCAGGGCTATGATCCGTTTTACCACCCCAGCAGCCGGCGCCCCTGTCGTTATCGGAACTGCTTTTAATGCTACTCCCACTCGCGTTGGCGCATTTGCTCGCGAATTTAAGATTACTTTCACGGAAAACCCTCCTGATGATAATTATCTAGTATTGGCGACGGTCATTCGAGCGGGCTCTCCGAGTGGCGCGGGGGTTATAGTAACGCAAGGAAGTGTCGTGACGACTGACTTTGAGGTAACGGTAGCGTCGGGTTCAACAGAAGTGATGGTGACTGTACTACATTATTTATAATGGCCTATCAACCCTTTTACATAGCCGGACTCAAAAGCGGACTGATCAAGAGTCCTGAATCTTTTCTCATTCCTCAAGACGCTTTTCCTGAGTTGGAGAATGCCTATATTTGGAGAGATCGCATCAAGAGAAAGTTAGGTTATAGTCTTCTAGGGCGCTTAACTCGTGTTCTTGTTGCCGAATCTTTAGGAAATTCCCCCTCTGACCCATGGTTTTTCAATGTATTCGGTATTTTGGGGTTAGATACCAACGAGCCCAGTGCATCCATAATTCCAGGTACGGTGATCATAATATCAGGAGCAAATACATACACAGAACCATTCCCTCCAGATGGAACTCTCACCGGAGTCCCTGGCGGTTCTGGGACGATTAATTACTCGACAGGAATCATAAGCCTCTTAGGAATGGGAGTCGCCGCAGCTACAACTATATCTTTCACATATGCTCCCGGACTTCCTGTCATGGGGATAGGCAATCGAGAACTTATCTCTATTAATCTAGAAGAATTAATTGTCTTCGATACTGTGTATGCATATCGATACAATACTGTCTCCAACATATTTAATGAATGGATTCCTGGAACCATTTGGACGGGGGGGAATGCCAACTTCTTTTGGACAATTTCTTACTGGCAAGACACATCACAACGAGATTTATTTTGGGCAACCAACTTCAATACGGGAACTCCTCCAGATCCTATCCGGTTCAGCAATGGGAGTACGTGGACAGACTTTGCTCCAGCTGTCGGATCTGAATGCATATCAAATGAGTTTCTAGGAACTGTTGTGACCCCTTGGAATTCCTTTGGGCCTGTTTCCACGGCTAATTCACCGGTAATTCCAAAAACTGTTATCATTACAATTGAACAGACAGAGCCCGAACCCGACATCGTGCTGCGAGATGATGGAGTTCTTCCCGTCGGAGCCTTAACCACGGACACTCCTGGCCGTGCAGACACCGGAACCATTAATTATGCGACAGGCTCTATTACGCTTACTGTTAGCCCAGCTTTAACCGCCGATGCAGCGGTTCACATAGAATATTGTTTCGGAGAATTCTTTCTTCAACAGGCTCTAGCTTTAATCCCTTATAAAGATCGTCTATTAGCGTTCCATACATTTGAGGGTGACACCCTAGCAACGGCTGTTCGTTTCCCTCAAAGACTCAGGTATTCCCAAAATGGAGATCCTACAGATCAGCTTAATGGATGGCGTTCTGACATTCCTGGCAGGGGTGGTTTTATAGACGCTCCTACAAGCGAACAGATTGTGAGTGTAGCATTCATTAGGGATATTCTCATTGTAAGCTGTGAGCGTTCTACGTGGCAAATCAGACACACCGGAGATCCTATCCTTCCCTTCCTGTGGGAAAAAATAAACACAGAGTACGGCAGCGATTCAACCTTCGGCACCGTTCAGTTCGACAAAGGAGTTCTTCAGATAGGAAGAGATGCGCTTACCGTCTGTAATGGAAACAGCGTAGAGCGTATAGATGGCCAGATTCCTGATGATATAGGAGAATTTGTCAGCACCAATGATGGCAATAAACGTGTACATGGCTTTAGAGATTTAAACATTCAACTGGTTTATTGGACCTATAATGACACTCCTGAATACCCTCCCCCCATTCCATTTCCTGCGGTGCGTAAAGTTTATCCCAATAAAATGCTCGTTTACAACTATTGGAATAATTCTTTCTCTATTTGGAATGACGGTTTTACCACCTTGGGCCGATGGTACAAAGATAATGTTCTTCGATGGCAGGATCTCGAGGAAGCGTGGCAAGAATGGCCACATCCATGGGATTGGGCTAATCGACAGCAAAATTTCCCCGAGACTATAGCAGGCAACCAGCAGGGGTTTGTAGAAATACTCAATCAAACTGTGACTAATGATATCAGCCTCCATATAACCGGAATCTCGATTTCGTTCGCTACTGGAGCCGTAATAATTTCTTCTCCTGACCATAACCTAGAGGAAGGTCAGATTGTACGGTTGCGCAATATTATAGGAGGATCGGGCGTAGAGGGACTAAACGATAGGCTTTATAAGATAACAAATATTACTGCCCTTGGAATATTCTTTGCCGGCCCTCCCATTATAAGCACATTTGAAATTCTGACTTTCAATGAAGCAACGCAAACATTTGAAAATGTATTAATTACCGGGCCAGCTAATTATGACGGAAATGGAGCTATCGAGGTATGCAATAATTTCCATATTGCATCTAAGCAGTTTAATATATTTGAGTCGGGTTCGCGTTCTCGCTTAGGACATATCGACTTCCTTAGCGATCCTACTGCGGTAGGAGAATTCACATGCCAAGTATTTATAGATCAAAATACTTCCAATGCTGTCAATACCGGCCCCCTAAATATAGGGGATGATCCCACAGGTTTTTTCAATTCTACAGTTACTACAGCAAGCGATCAATTCGAAGTTCAAGGAGCTAGTAAATATTGGCAACGCTTTTACTGTCCCGCCGATGGTACTACTTTCCAATATAAGCTTTCCCTTTCTGACGTGCAGATGGTCACCAAAGATATTTATGAGTCGACTGTAACAATTCATGCTCTGATTATCTGGGCAATTCAAGGTGGAAGGCTTATCTTATGAGCTCAAGACCCTCCAATACCCGACAATCTTTTCTCCCAACGAGCCTTATTATTCCGGAGATTTCCGATGAAAAAGAATTTAATTACATTCTTACTGATTTTATCAAAAGAATAGTAGTAGCCACAAATTCCAAAGATATCGCCCAGTACCCATTAGAGGAGATTCAGAATGGCCAAGAATTCTTTGACCCCGAAAAGCCTACAGTTCCTCGTGGAGCATACCGCAAAGTGATTGATTTTGGAGCGCTTCCGAATGCTACCACTAAAGATGTCCAGCATGGTATCAAGATAACGGAAGCTACGCGGTTTACTCGTATATATGGCACTGCCAATCATCCTTCGGTCAGTTTTATTCCTTTACCCTTCGCTAGCGCTGTCGCCAATGTCCCGATTAGTGTAGAGGTTACTTCCACAGTCGTACGAGTAACAACAGCTATAGATTACAGCGCTTACACCGATACATTCATTGTGCTTGAGTATCTGAAGGCGTAAAGCTCCTTTACGAGATGGATATATTCTTGTAAACTAAATTTTTAAAGAGGTGAATTATGAGCTCTACTGTACAACAGCTTCCCACTAAAACTCCTGGGCAAATGGACTTCTTGTCTCAAATGCTCCAAAGTTTAATGGGGGGAGCCGCAGGCCAAGGTCAAGAAGCAGCCCTTCAGAACCTTATGGGATTACTTACCGGAAGCCCTGAGTCTTTCGCCGCTTTTGAAGCACCAGCGCGCCGAGGCTTTCAAGAAGAGACTATACCGGGCATCCTAGAGCGCTTCTCCGGGAGAGGCGCCGGGAGTTCGTCGGGCCTCCAACAGACCCTATCGGGTGCAGGGCGCGGACTAGAGGAAAGTCTAGCTCAACAGAGAGGCACAATGCAGCAAAATGCCGTGCAACAACTCCTGGCCAATTTTCTAGGACAAGCACAGCTTGGTCTGGGTACATCGCCTTTCGAGAACATTATTACGCAACAGGCTCCTAAGAGACCTGGATTCTTCCAGAGCATTTTAGGCACATTGGCTCCTGGATTTGGACAATTTGGACAAGGTTTTGGACAGGCTGCTGGGAGTCGATTTGGACAGAGGACTTTTTAATGGCGCAAATTATTCAACAAGCCCCGAAACCTCCTTCTGTCGGTGAAATGCTAGGACAGCTCCTAGGAACTACTCTGGGAGGAGTTGCTGGAGGTGCGGCGGAAGGTTATAGAACCCAGATGCAAGCCATGCAGGATCAGGTTTTAGCAAGACAGGCTGACGAACAGGAAAGGCAGCGACTCAGGGGCGTCATGGAAGAACTTGGTCTTAGCCCCACTCTTTCAGAGCTTCCTCCTGACCTGCAGAAAGAATTCATCAAGCAAAAATTTCAAAAGGATAAACAATCTCAATTAATGGAACTGCTGGGAGGTATGACAGGAGGAGGAGCAGTTGGGGAAGGAAGATCTGGATCTTCGGCAGAAGCGCAAATACCTGATGAACAAATTCTTCTGGCGAATCTTATAGATCCCAATATAGCCAGGACATTACAGTCTCAGAAAAAAACTGCGCTCCAAGCCACTGAAAGCCAAGCTAAAAGACATTTCGAAAGGGCTAAACCTATTCTAGCGAGAGCGGATGAGAGGGCCGAGGCAATCATTCCAAAAGAAAATTCTTTAACCCTCATGGAAAATGCTCTCAAAGAGGCCGATTTGAGTTTCTTTAGTCCTGATAATCTTGCAGAAATGACAGGAATCGAAGCCTTTAGAACGCCTTCTGGAGCGCAGTTTATCAGCAGTGGTAAAGAATTCTTTTTGGGTTCCCTAAAACGTGCCGGCGCGAGACCTAACCAATGGATAGAGAGGCAGATACAAAAAATGTTGCCTAAGATTGGGCGATCAAGAGAAGCTAATTTAACTGTGGCGGCCGCCCTTCGAAGTGAAATTGAAGTTGATAAAGAATATCAAAACATTCTGAATCGACTTGTTTCTGAAGATGAAGCGCGATATGGATACATACGCGGTGATATCGGACAACGCGCTAGGAAGGGATTGCAGAAATTTTCCAATGAAGAACAATCGCGTTTAGAACAAACCTTGAGAGAAATACAAGTAGCACAAAAAGGAATGACCCAGATGCGAGATCCTGATGGAAATATCCGATCAGTTCCTAAAGATGATGTAAAAGCTGCGAAAGCTGCGGGGTATAGTTTACAGAAATGAGCTTTCCTCAATTCGGAGAAATTATTCAAAAAGCAGTTCCAGACGAAGAGACGCAAGGGGATTTCCCGCAATTTGGTACAATAATTGACAAACCTTCTATGGATCAGCAAAGAACAGAAAATCTTTTGAGTCTTCTTAAAGACCCCACTAAACTAGAACTTACTCGACGAGCAGGCCAATTAGCGGCACGCGGCTTAGAAGCCATTGTGAGCACTCCTAGAGGGGTAGGAGAGTTTTTACAAAAGGCCGTTCCAAAGAAAACCTTGATAAAAGGCGCCGAAAAAATAGGACTGGGAAAGGGTGCGCGAGCCCTTCTCGACGCGACCGAAAAATATGCCCCTTATAAATTATTTCCTACTCATGAACAAACGCGCCAATTTACTAAAGATCTTTTTGGAGAAACTTTTGAGCCTAAAAGTGAGTGGGAAGCCAAAGCAGGAGAAACTTTCGGGGAATTTTCTTCTTTAGTTTTTCCTTTTTTGGGAGCTGTGAAACCGTTGAGGGCATTTTTATTATCTACCGGCGCAAATGCTATGAAACAGATTGGAGAATGGCTTGGTCTTTCCGAAAAAAAATCTAATTTAATGAAGTTAGGTACTTATGTTTTTGGTTCATTTGTTCAGCCAAAAGCAGCTGAAAATTTTTATCAAAAGAACTATAAGGCAGCCTCAGAATCCCTTCCTGAAAATGCAACTGTATCTTCTACTAGATTAATTTCTAGGTTAGATTCTTTAGAAAAAGAGATGATGAAAGGTGGGATTTCTTCTGCGGACCGTCCGGCATTACAACAAATCAAAAACATTCGAGAAACTGTAGAAGGGGCTCAGGTTCCTATAGATGGCCTAACAGCAGTTAAAAGAAAAATAAACATCGAACGAGGCGCAATCTATAAAGCACTTGAAGGAAATAAACCTGGAATTCGTACGGCGCATCGTAACATGGAAAGAGTGAGCAATACTGTAGATGCCTCTTTGAAAGAATATGCTAAACATAATCCGCGATGGGGAAAGTTTTACAGAGAAGCTAATAATGCTTTTTCAGCCACCGAAAACAGTAAAATAGCAGCTAAATTTTTGAAGACCAATGTAGGTAAATTTACCATAAAACATGCGGGACTGGCAGCACTCTTGGGGCATTTAGGCGCTTTTAAAGGCATTGCAATTGGAGTAGCCACTGGAGCACCAGCCTATATTGCTACCAGAACTCTAAATAGAATCATGAGAAGTAAACCATTAAGAAATGAATTTCTTAGACTTTACCAAGAATCCTTGAGGGGAAATTTACCAGCAGTTGCTCGAAGCGTAAAAATGCTCGACCAGGGAGTGGGGAAACTGGAGGAATAAGCTAATCTTCGTCTTTATACGAACAATCGTAATATTCTGTTCCCAAATAATAATCTCCCAATAGTTCCTCATCTTCCTTTTCTTGTTTCTCCATGGCTTTTATTCTCCATAGAAGAAAAAGATAAAAACCAATTCCTCCAAGAGCGCCGATCCAGCTAAATTGTATTATAATCATAATACTTAACCCTCCTCTTCAATATGCTTCCAGCTGCGGTTAACGGCATCCCATACACATGCATAAGACACTCCATGTTCTTCAGCTAATTCTTTATAAGTTTTTTCCTTCAAGTCTATCACTCTACGCATCCGAATAACATCAGCAGCCGTGAGAATAGATGCGGCATTTTTTTCTCCTTTTTGAGTTCTATTTTTCTTGTATGCATCTTGCATATTGTCTTCAGTAGTTCCTAAAAATAAATGATTTGGATTGATACAATTTCTTATATCACAAACGTGACAGACATTATAATTTTGAGGTTCTACTCCCGAATGAAGCCAATAAGAAAGTCGATGTACTCCCCATGGCTCGAGCTGAAAAGTTGTATAGGCATATCCGTTAGGCCGTGTATAAAAGGGCCAGATCTTACAATCGCTCTCAGTCGCAGGCAGTAATGTGACGAAATTAATAAAGCGTTCTTTCGTCCACTTTCTCAGACATCCGCAAGCCTTCTGACATTTTCTCATTAAGTTGGAGCGTTGCATTGTTTTTTCTTTTCCACATAACAAACACCGGACTTTCCATAAATAAGTGTAACCCGTTTTATGCGGTTTTTTATGAGAAAAGCCTATTACTTCGAGGTTTCCGTATTTATTTCCTGTGAGATCAATCATCTCTCTTCTCCTTGGTTTAGGCGTCCTCTATACTACATCATATCTGATTTAAAGTCCACAGAATCAACCAGTTAAAAGAATCTTTAGGGTGTAATTTTCTAGCAGCCGAAAACTCTTAAAAAAAAGATTAGATTGTGCTATAACTCAAGAAAAGAAAATTCATCTTTCTTTGGGGACTTCAACGAAATGGTCAACTTAAATGAATGTTACGGGCTCGAAACCCCTCTTCAGCCAAAGACACCCCTCCCGATTGAAGCAAAAAGAGCGCCTATCTCCACGGACAAAAATTTCATTTTAGGACAAATGTGGATAGATACCACTACTGGGATATTATATGTTTTGACTTCTGTTTCTGCGGGACAGGCATTGTGGTCCATAACAGCGGCTGGCGCTGGTGATCTTGAGACTATCAACGGCCTTCTCCCGGATGGAGGAGGTAACATTGTCATTGACGGCGGTCTCAACATTACAGACAGTAATGCTGGAAATACTGTCACTTTAAATTTAGACGACGTTATCACCGTTGGCACCTCGGTTTCTTCTCCTCTTTTCACAAGCGACCCTGCAGACGTTTTGACCCTTCTGAGTGATAATGTGGTTGTCATTCGTTCGAACTCAGGTTTGGGAAATGCTATTGATATTCTTGCAGCTGCAGGAGGTATCAACATCAGCTCCTTTGGCGGAAGTCTAGTCGATAGAATAGATGTTATAGCTGTAGCGGGCATCCGATTGGATTCATCAGAGATCACGGCAAGTGCTCTCACATTTAATTCCTCAGACCTTGCAGGAGGAATGGATTTTAATGCTGGAACATCAGGCATAACAATGGATACTACAGGGTCCATTTCCTTAGATGGGGCCGGGGCCGATTGTAATTTCTCGGTCGCAGGCCCGGGAGTGGATCTTAACTTAGAAAGTTCAGATGGGTCGGTTAACCTCACTGCAGCCGAAGCGGTTTCGGACGCAGTGGTTATCAGTGCTTCAGATGCAGCTGGCGGAATAACCTTCGACGCAGGAAGCGCGGGAGTAAATGTCACAGGAGCCACTCTGGATGTGCAGGGAGGAGATATTCAAATCAGCGGAGCGGCTCAACAGCTTCAAGTAGAAGGAGGGACAGTCACAGATTTTATCGGACAGGCTACTCTAGTGGCGGGGGTAGCGACCATCCTAAATACCAATATTGCTGCTACGGATAGGATCTTTGTCACCAGAAGCGCTCTCAACGCAAGCACCGAAGTAGGTGAATGGTCCTCGGTTATTACGCCGGGAGTAAATTTTACAGTCACATCCCTGCGTTCTACCTTAGCTACTGCCGTTCTGGATCTCTCAACTTTTGACTACTTCATAGTAAGACAATTATAGGAAAGCCAATGCTAAAAAATAAATCCGGAATGGAATACACGACTGCCGAACGGCATTATGAATTCATATACGATAACAATTCTCCACTGGGCGAACTCTATGATGCTGCCTGTGTATTTAAAGCTCATATTGCTTCTGTCATTAAAACTCGGGAAGAAGCAGATGCTAAAAAAGAAAAACCTAAATCCTCCGAGGCTTCATGAGTAGTGGAAATAACGTACGATTTGAGCAAGAGCTCAGTTATAATACAGCTGCAGGAGATAATACTTTCCAGCCCTTCTCGAACATTCTGTTGCAAGCACCCGCTCTTATTGTTTTTGATAATCTCTCTAACATCCCCGTAGAAATATCAGATGATGGCGTCAAGGTAGGAAAAACTTTCGGGGTGGGAGTAAGTATAGTCATGGACCTTAGGACTAATAGAAAACGTACTGCTGATGATTATACCTGGCGCAAGGGAACCCAATTTTTTGCCAAAAGTGCGATCGGGACTGGCTTTTTTCTAATTTCATATATATATGCCGAATGAGTCAAATAGCTAAAAATACCGGTGGATCTCCCCTTCCAGGCATTGAAACTTTGACTGGAGATAGTGGAGGTGTAGTAGGCCCTGATCTGCTTTTCAATACCAATCTATTCGGCAATCCTGACATAGATATCGTAGGAACGCCAGGGACTAATTCTCTCCAACTTACCAACCTTACAAAGTGGACGCCCTACGTGGTAGATGCCATAGCCGGAGCTGCGCCATTTAGCACCATTCAGGCAGCTCTTGATGCGGCAAATGGAGCCGGAGGAGGCGTCGTTCTCGTGAGGCCGGGAGCCTATACTGAGAACCTGACTCTTTATGCAGACGTGGATCTGGTAGGAGCACAAGGTCAGGTAGATTCAGAATTTTTAGTAGTGACCGGATCACACACATTGCCAGCAGCAGGAACTTGTGCTTTTTATGGTATTTGGTTCAAGGGTACCACTTCGTGTTTTACAGCCGGAGCAGGAACTTCTAAATGTAATTTTTCTAACTGTATTTATGAGATTACAGGAATAGGTTACACCTTTGATATCGATGGATTTAGCGGAGAGCTCAATTTATTTGATACCTTGCAAGAAGATACGGGAACTAACGGATTTGTAAATAATCCTACGGGCGCATGTGCCGTCGTGTCAATCTTTGGGGCAATAGGATTAGTCCAGAACTCAGGAGCAACTGCTCATCTTAGCGGATTAACAATCTTTCAGGGAATGCAGATCTCGATCAAGGTTTCCCTGGAAGGAAGCGCGACGGCTCAATTCAATATGGGCTGTTATCTTTTAGGAACTGTTATCACCGCATCGACCGCTTCTTTTGCTCTTTATAATAGTACATTGGATACGCTCGCACTCCCAGCCATTACCCATAATTCTTCGACTGGCAGCTCTATTAGCACAGTGACTGTAAATAGCTCAATTTCTCCCGCAATTGAAGGGACTGGTCTTGGAACATTAAACATTGGAGAAATTTCATTCATCTCTAATGCAGAAATAGGTGGGGCTCTCACAACTTCTTTTGGAGTAATCCAAAGTGGAAATGCTTATCTAGATAACATTAGTTTTGATAGAGGAATATCTACTCTGGATGCTGATGGAGAAATCTGGATAGGAAGCGGAAGCGCAAACCCTGCGCCAACCACCCTCACGCCAGGAACCGGCATTGATATAACCAACGCCTCCAACGCCATTACAATCGGACTCACGCCTGATACTAATACTACAGCTGTCCATGCATGGAATGGCTCTCTTTTAGAGACTTCATCCGTAGTTGTGACTTCTGACGGCGCTACAATCACATGCTCTGTAGAGAAAGCCGGAGGAGGAGATCTTACGGCTGTATTCTCGGATGGCTTTGATATATGGGATACTACACCGCCTGACACCGTCTCCCTTACTGCGGGAAGTGATATATCTCCTCAGCTAAACTTCGTTTATTATTTGCAATCTACAAAAACTTTAACAGTCTCAATAGTCAATTGGCCTATCACTGAACATGTGCCTATCGCTACTGTGATCTGTCAAAGCGCCGCGTCTCTTCAGACGGATGGAGCTTATAAGGTGCATGTATGGACAGATCATGTAGGTAATGTTAATGAGCAGGGTCATATTTACGATCTCAACTTCTGGGTCCGTCAACAAAATGCAATGTGGCAGGCTGGAGTGGTTCAAACCTTTACCATTACTACTAATGTAGGGGTTCCCGATAATGTCCAGATTACCACCACAGCAGGAAATGTTCTTCAACTCCATCCTCATATTTTCCCGTCCTTTCCAGGACCTAGTCCCGATTATTATGTCATAAACGATCCAACCGTTCCTTTCAATGTTGTTACAGATCTAAATGCTTTATTGACAGATTCGACAGGGGCATCTATGGCAGGGAGGTTCTTTTCTTTGGTTCTGTGGGGAGCTGTCAGTGAAGAGGGGGCAGATTCGAAGTTTTATATTAATCTTCCTGCGGGGAGTTATAATAATGCAAACGCGCTAGAAGATGATGCTGAGGGCTTCGCGGATTTTGATATTCCGGCAGATTTCAAGTGCTCTGGGTTTCTGATTGCTCAATGGAATTTACGACAACAGGCTGCGTCAGGGGGAACCTGGACCTCTATTGAAGAGATTGATTTGCGAGGCCTTATCCCATCACGCGCTCCAGCCGGAAGTATTGCTACTCCTACTACATTTCCTGACAATGTTTTTAGAATCTTCGACGATATGGATATCACGAAGAACATAGCTTTTCAGGCCACCAATATAACTACATCCACTACTCGCACTATCACCATGGTGGATGCTGATTTAGACCTTGCTACAGTGTCTAATAGTTTTCCTACCGATTCTGGAACTGCTGCCCCTACGGCTAATGCTCTGAGTGTTCTAGGAGGAACCAATATAAATACTAGCGGTTCTGGAACGACAGTTACTGTAAATTTAGAAGGAACACTCGACACCCCGCAGGCGACAACGTCAGGAACTTCTTTCAATTTTAGCGGTCTGCCGAGCAATGTAAAATTAGTTAAGATCAATTTTGATCAGGTTTCATTAAGTGGAACCGATCAAATTATCATGCAAATCGGCCCCGTCGCAGGAGTAGAAGTCTCGGGTTATAGCGGTCATTCTCTTGACAATTTATCGGGCACTATTGCCTGGAGCACCGAGATTCCAGTCCTTACGGCTTCACCCGGATCGGCCTCCGATTTATGGAGCGGTACAATAACAATGACCCTTTTAGATGCATCCACAGACACATGGTCTATAACGCTCTTAATGTCGTCTCCTACTACCCCGAGCACGAATTGGGGCTCCGGGAGCAAGTCCTTAGCGGGGCCGCTGGAACAATTAACTGTAGGACGTTCAGGGACTGATACGTTTGATAACGGTAAAATTAATATTATATCTTATACTTAAGGACAAAAAATGAAAGTACGAATAGATGGACAACAGCTTTGTGAATTGCTTCCATGGGAAAAGAAACTATTAGAAAATGATCTGTGCGCCGGAACTCTTCACCAAGATTGTTGCCGAAGGATTGAATGGGCCTTAAAGCATAAAGTAGACCAAGCCTGGGAACACTTTGAAAAAGAATGGATGAAAATACTCAGAGAAGATCCTACGGTTTCTAGCATTCCTACAGACAAAGAAGCTTTTGTGAATATGGTTACAGCCCGACCAGATTATAAGAATCGCGATCAGCGAGACGCTGAAAAAAAATCTTCTTAAATAAAAAGAGTAATAATGTCTTCAAAACAACCCACAGGAATACCCCACAGAAATCCCTTAGATTATACGGGGCCTAACAAAAACATTGTCCCTATTGAAGGATTTTCTAGACGCCCTGTTCCTGCCGACAAAAAGTTCAATATAGGACAGGAAGTTATCCTCGGGAAAAACCCTTCTACGGGAGCGGCTGGGGAATTATGGTATTTAGCTCGGTTTGAACCGAACGGCGATGCAGAATGGCAACAAATAACCACTGGAAGCGCTATTGCTGACATAGATTTTCTACAAACTGATGATGGTGCTCCTCCTGTGGGGCCGAATATTGGCGGTGTCGTAGATGTATTGGGCGGTACTGGCATCATAACATCTGGACAAGACCCCTCCACAGCCGTAACAATAACTGTAGACAGCTCTGTAGTGGGTGAGACTATCACCGGAGATGCTGGTGGACCATTAAATCCTCTTGCCGGCAATTGGAACATAGTTGGGAGCACCGGCGTAGATACATCCGGAGCAGGAAATACACTCACTATCAATTTAGACGGGTCTACAGTAGGGCAGACTATCACGGGAGATGCAGGAGGGCCATTAAGTCCTACTGCGGGCAACTGGAATATCTTGGGCGGAACAGGAGTCAATACAGCTGGAATCGGCAGCACACTTACAATCGATGTAGATGGCAATGTGGTAGCTACCCAATATGACGCAGATTCTGGAAGTGCTACGCCTGCTGCTGGAATTCTGAATCTCTTTGGAGGAAATGGCACCGTCACTTCTGGAGCCGGGAATACTATAACGGCTGAGATGCAATCTCCTTTCGTGGGGGATTTTTCCTTTGAATCAAATACAGGCGGTCTAACTGAGACCCTTACAGTTCAAAACACAGTAGATGCAGCAAGTTCGGCGGCGACTCTTTTAAGCAAGGTCGCTGGCGCGACCTCTGGAAATCCTTTGGTGCAATTTGAAATCTCAGGAGCTAATACATTTTCTGTCGGTCTCGATAATTCAGATTCTGATTTTTTCAAGATCTCTCAAGGAGCTGCCCTGGGTACAAACGATACACAAATCATAACATCTGCGGGAGAAGTTACCTTCCCGCTCACTCCGGCCTTTTTGGCCACGCAAACGATAGCTCAATCGAATGTAACCGGAGCTGGGACTCTTTTTACTGCAATATTTGACACAGAGATCTTTGATCAGAACTCGGACTTTGATCCCGTAACTTCCGTTTTTACAGCCCCTATTACTGGCAGATATGTTTTGGGCTTTCGGCTTATGTTTACAAATGTAAGCACTACTACTGCTATTAACTGGGTGTTAAATACGAGCAATAGAAATTACAATATGAAACAATCCAGAGGAGCTAATGAATTTACGACGGCCGGAGGAGAATTCCTCAGTGCCGGCGGCAGCACATTAGTCGATATGGATGCAGGCGATACTGCTTCTGTAGTTCCGAAAGCCGAAGGACTGGCTGGAGATACAATTGACACATCTGGCAACCCGGCTCAATGTTTCTTTAGTGGTTATCTGCAATGTTAAAGAATATTCTTAAATAAAAAGGATTAGAAATGTCTTCAAAGCAGCCATCGGGAGTTCCTCATAGAGATCCCTTAGATTATACAGGACCTAACAAAAATATTGTTCCTATCGAGACGTTCTCTCGTCGGCCCCTTTCCACCGATAAAAAATATAATATAGGCCAACAAATCATCGTGGGAAAAAATCCCACCACAGGAGTAGCTGGCGAACTCTGGTATTTAGCTTCTCTTAACTCTAATGGAGATGCGCTCTGGGTACAGGTAGCCAGCGGCGCGGCGTGGAGTGAAGTGACGAGTACGGTAATTGTTGATGTTAACGAAGTTGTTTTTACCGATCTTATTGAATTTGATGAATACAAATTTCAACTAGAAGACATCAGACCTTTCGTCGTGGGAGCTCAATTGCAGGCACAACTTTCTGACGACAATGGCGTAAGTTATTTAACGGGAAAATATTCTTTTGAAGGTAATGGAGTTCTTGGGCGAAACCTTAACTTTATTGATGTTACAAGTGGTGGTGGAGGGGAGCAAGGACTTGGAGCCATAAACGCAATGTTTGGTTGGTTTATTCTTGATCGTAATACATCTAGCTTAGGGAATGAATTTCCCGCTTGGCACGGCTTTAATACTTACGGAGACGTTGGCAATGTGGCCAAAGGAGGGTATTCTGGAGGAGTCGTTACCAATCTTTTCATTGACCCCATAGACGCAGTTCGATGGACTTACGATAATGGAAATCTTTTTCATGGTGAAATAAGAGTTTTTGGACGGTAAGTATGAAAAAATTAAAGAATATATGGAAGGAGACACCCGTGGTAGTAAGATATATCTTAATATCCTTAATCCTCATCGGTGGCACTTTCGGGGTAGGTTGCACATGTTGGTGGAAAAATTATCCAGCCGATAATCCAATAGAAGAAATTATAGAAGATCTTATAGAGGATGAAACCGGCATAGATATAGATTTCTCTCCTTAACAAGATTACTGTGCGCGGGGCAGCAATATTTTATAGAAGCCAATTCCGGAGGGTTTAAGATATTTATCAACATCTATACCCTCCTCTTTCATCTTCTCCATGTCATAACTTCTTCTAGGAGAACTCCTACATATTGAAAAACCATCAGATTTAAAATTTCCGTCATCTCCAAACTCTACTATTTCAGCTTTAAGAGCCTTCTTTTTATCTTTAACTTCCT